CAACGTCAAGGATTCCGTTCTCGAACGGGTTGACGTTCCCGAATGGAAGGGCGAAGTCTACCTGCGCTCGATCACCGCATCCGAACGCGGGCAGATCGAAGCCGCCGCCGCGGCGTTCCGCGAAAGCAAGGGCAAGGATGCCTCGTTCGCGCGAACTTTTACGGTCAAGATCGTATCCATGTCACTCTGCGACGAGAACGGCGCACGGTTGTTCGACGACACCGAAGTCGCCAAACTCGGGCAAAAGAACGCCAAGGTGATCGCGCGCCTGGCGGAGCACGCCCAGCGGCTGAGCGGTTTCAGCAAGGACGACCTGGACGAACTGGAAAAAAACTCCTTGGAAGCCCAACCCGAAGGTTTGCCTTCCGCCTAGCGGCGCAGTTGGGCGTCTACGATGTGGACGCGATGCTGGCGGGCATGTCCTCCCGCCTGTTGACCGAATGGATGGCGTATTACAACCTCGAACCCTTCGGCGACGAGATCCTGGATATCCATTTTTCGCGGCTCGCGTCCCTGCAGGTCAGCACGAAAAAGCATCAGATCCCGGCTGAAAAGTTCCGCCTGTGGAAGCGCATCGCAGAAGATACTGGCAAATTCGACCCGCAAAAGTATTTCGACGACCTGAAAGAGTCGTTCCGATTGAAGAAGGAATAAATGGCAACCGCACTGAGCAACCTGCTCGCCCTGCTCTCGCTCGATGAAAGCGCGTATCTCAAAGGCTTGGAGAGCAGCAAACAGGCAACCGAATCATTTTCTGGAAACCTCGCCACCGTGGGCGGGGCGGTTGTGCTTGGCGCGGTGACCGCCATTGGCACGGCGATCACCGCCGTTGGGACCGCCGCCTTCGACGCCGCCGAAACCGTGGATGAAGCCTTCGATTCGATTGCCGTCGCCACGGGTGCGACCGGGGCTGAACTGAGTCAACTGCAGGACGATTTCAAGGCGGTGTTTGCGTCGGTGCCCACGGATGCAGGCACCGCGGCGGAAGCGATCGCGATCCTGAACGCGCGGTTGGATGTGACCGGACCGGTCTTGCAGGACATCGCCAAGCCGTTGTTGGAAGTGACCCGCATTCTGGGCGGAGACCTGGCCGCCAATAGCGAAAGCTTTACGCGGGTGATCGGCGACTGGAACATCCCCATCGAAGACGCGGCCGGAGCGCTGGATAAATTATTTGTCGCTTCGCAAACCACGGGCGCGGACCTGGCAACGCTGATGGAACAGATCGTGTTCTACGGCGCGCCGATGCGCAATTTCGGATTCAGTTTCGAGGAGGCGGCAGCGCTGCTGGCTTCCTTCGCGGCGCAGGGCGTGAACACCGAAATCGTCATGAGCGGTCTGCGCATCGCACAAGGCAAGTTCATCAAAGAGGGGAAGGATATGAAGACCGGGCTGTGGGATACGGTCGAGGCGATCCAAAATGCGGCAACGCAAACGGATGCACTCTCGATCGCTGTCTCGATCTTCGGCGCGAAGGCGGCGGGCGACTTGGTGGATACGATCCGAGCGGGAAAGTTCGACCTGCAAGGTTTGACCGACGCGATGATCAATGCGGACGGCGCGATCATGAATGCCGCGGAGGCCACCAGCGACTGGGGCGAGCAGTGGAAGGAATTCCAGAACAAGATGACGCTGGTGCTCGCGCCGATCGGCGAGAAGATCCGCGAAGCCTTCGGCACCGCGCTCGATTCACTCGTCGAAATATTCAACCGTCCCGACGTCCAGAACGCCATCACGGTCTTCGCCGATTTTGTCGTGCAGGCAATCGGCAAGGTGGTCGAGTACATCCCCATCTTCATCGACGGTTTCTTCCAGTTCGTGGATTTCCTAAAAAACAACGAGGGGATCGTGATCGGGGTCTTTGCCGCCCTTGCCGCTGCGGCGCTGGTATGGGCATACACGACCATTGTGGCTGCGATATCCAGCATTGCCGCATTCTGGCCCGTGCTTGCCGTCCTGGCGTTGATCGGCGTAGCCTCGTACCTGCTCTATGAAGCCTGGACAAACAACTGGGGAGGCATCCAGGAGAAGACCGCGCAAGTGGTCGAAGCGCTGAAGATGCTCTGGTCGGAGTTGACGGAAAACCTGACGGCGATCTGGAACGCGTTCAAAGCGGCATTTGCAGGAGATTGGTATGCCTTTGGAGAGAACCTGCGAATCGTTTGGGACAATGTCTGGAAGTATATTGCGGCAATCCTGGGCAGCATCCTGCCCGCGATCCTGCAAGCTGTGGAGGATTTTATCAATTCGATCATCAATAGCTTTGTCAACGCAAATTGGAGCAGCATAGGCGAAAGCATCGCGCAGGGAATCCTGGGGGGCATCACCAGCGGGATCGAGAGCGCATCCGGCTTCCTGCAGCTGCAAACGAATGCCATCAGTGACGCCATGAGCGCCTGGCACGGATTTTCCGGGGCACCCGCCGCCGTTGGGGTGGGGATTCAGTCCGCAACCGCACCCGCCCAACCCGGGTATTATGCCCAGCAGAACCAGGCGGAAACACCTGCGGGACGCGATGAAGACCTATCCAGAATGATCCGAGACCTGCCAAGCGACATTGCGCGAGCCGTGCGCGACGGGTTGTTGAAAATCCCTGCGAGGTAACCCGAGATGACAGCTCCTGATTCATTTAGCATCGATATGCAGATCGGTCTACCGGTCCTGGATACCTATTCGCGGGAAATCCTGGACACGGCTGACAGGAACGTTTTCGACATCGGCGGATTTGCGGACGTGCTCGACGACATCCTAAGCGACCCACCGATCCTGATCGAGCAGGGAATGCGGGACGGCTCGGACCCGCGCGATCGCGTGGCAGATTCAGGCACGATCCGGTTCGAGATGGATAATTCCGCCTTCAATTCGGCGGGGACGCTCGGCTATTACTCGCCGGACAGCATCAACAAACGCTTCGGTTTCGGTTTGGGAACGCGGGTGCGTGTGTGGCTTATAAAAGACAGCGTGACAGATTTCCTGGCGGAGGGACGCATCATTGACATTGCGCCGAACCCCGGGTTATTGGGAGACAAGCGCGTCTCGGTGGTGGTGGGCGATTGGATCGAATATGCAGCGAGGACCGTCATGCCGAGAATTGCAGTGCAGGAGGGGAAGGCGGACGATGAAATTCTGGACGCGATCATGGCCGCCCTGGGAAGCGGCGCACCGATCACAACCGCCTTCGACACCGGCGACTTTGTCTACGAATACGCGTTGACCGACATCGTGGATGAGGAAACGACCATTCTGAGCGTGCTGCAATCCATCGCGCAAAGCGGGCAGGGACGAATATTCATCACGGGAGGGGCGTCAAGCGGCGAAGTTTTGACATTCAAGAGCCTGACGAACCTGGGCTCACCCGGCGCGGCGGTTGCGACGTTCGTGAACGACATCATGGGCGCCAAGATAAAGCGCGCGGTCAGAACAAGAATAAGAAAAATCACCAGCACCGCCTTTCCGTACCAAAAAGACGGCTCCACGGTGGCACTGTTCAACCTGACGAAATCGCTTCCCATCGCGGCAGGGACGGAGGCGGAGTTCATCGGATATTTCCGCGACCCAAACGCTTCGACGGATTCGAAGATCCCAGCTGTGGATGTGATCCAGCCTGTCGTCGGGACAGATTTCAATTTTTCGACGTTGGACGGGAGCGGTACGGACCTGAATGGAAGCCTGAGCATTTTGACCTGGGAGGTCGGGGCGAAGTCGTTCAAGGTCCGCGTAAGGAATACGTCCGTTTCACTTGGCTATCTGTGGTTCTTCCAAATAAGAGGCAAGGGTCTATATCCATACGATGAAGTCAGTTACACGGCGAACGACAGCTCGATCCCGGAGAACGAGGGAATCGCTCTGAATTACGACATGTTCTATCTATCCACACTGGCGACATTAACCGAGATCACAGACGCATTGCTATCCGCCTACAGCACGGAAAGCACAAACGTCTATTATTTCGATTTCGTGCCATCGCTCTCGGAGGGCGATTTCGACAAGTTGATGAAGATCAAGCCCGGGACGATCCTCAATTTTACGGAGAACGTGTCGGGCATATCCTATACCATGCTGGTGATCGGGCGCGAGATCAAGATCTGGAACAAAGGAAATCACATCACCGAAAGGGTGAACATCGTGCCGCAGATCCAGGGTGATGCGGTTTACCTGACGCTGGATCTGCTCGGCTATGACGCACTCGACAGCGTCAATATCGCGTTTGGATCGTGAGGTGAAAAGAATGGAAACAACGGACGCTTTTTATAATCACGGACGCTGGGTGGCTGCATGCCCGAAATGCGCCAAGGAAGGGCGGCTGGTGGCTTTGCAGGTGAAACCCTGCGATCTATTCGTATGTCCGGAGGAGTTCCCGAATCTATTGGCGGTGACCTTTGTCCCCAATCTGCGGGTGAAAGGCGCGTTCGATCCAATCCCGGACGAGGCGTTGAGAAAAGAAACCTTCGAACAGGCTATCGAACGCGGAGAAGGATACGAAGTGATATTCCCGCCCGAACGGGCATCGATCGAAGCGGCATTGGCAGGACGACCCCGTGCGGCGCGCAACTGGTTTCCGGGGATAACCATCGAGAGCATCCGCGCTGAAAACGAAGAGCATCTATTAACGGAGAACCAGGAGACAAAAATATGACAACATGGACCGTGCCACGCGTGTGGGTCTCCGGGGAGAGGGTAAGCGCCGTGAAAATGAACGAGATCAGCACCGACCTGGAAGCACTATATCCCTCCCCAATCAGTGCCTGGCAGTTACTGCATTCGGACGGATCCAAACCAGCATATTCGAGCCTGGCGACGATTGCAGCGAACGCAGCATTGGTGAGCGGGCAGAGCGCGTGGAATTTTATTGTCGCTTTAAACGCGAGCGCCCTGACGACAATCGCAAGCGGAGTACAAAATTCATTTCTCAACGGTGGAGGTCCGCCAGCATTTCGATCCATTGTATATGCGCGCCGGGGCGGTTCCGCGACCATCTGGGCAACCGGCGGGGCAAACACATACACCCCCAGCAATTCGTTATTCCTGGCGGGCGCATCGGATGTTACGGTGTCTTCCGGATCCGGCTCAGCGACCATCAGTTTCCCCAGCACATTCGATTATGCCCCCATCGTTCATATTGGTTTGTATTGTTCGAGCAGCAGGCGTTTGATCCATAGAATCAGCGCCGTATCCACGACCGGTTTCGATATCACGATCAATGATCTCGACGGACTATCCTCGACCGTGACGGTGTTCTGGCTGGCGATAGGAGATCAATAATGCCAAAATTCGACAGCACCCCCTATACCCAACTGACCACGCCCGCGCGCGGCGACATCCAGGGCGTGATCAAGGATATCTCCGAGACGCTGCCGGAGAACCAGACAAAGTACGCCGCGCTCGAAGACCTTATGAAATACGGCGCGTGGGCGAGCAAAGTGCGGACGGTCACAGCGACCGGCGCTGTGATCCTGCTCGATACCGACCCGATCTTCATCGAGATCAACCCGAATGGCTCGAACCGCGATGTGAATTTTCCCGCCAAGGGGGACGATAATCACGGGTATTTCGTGCATCATGTCGGCAGTGCCAACACACTCACGCTGAAACGTTCCGGCGGCGCGACAATCACCACGCTGGTGTCGGGGGAGATCAAATACATCAAGCCAAGCACGGCAAGTGATTTCAGCATGCTATCCGGCATGGATAATCGCAGCACATATATCGATGGGATGGAGATCATCTGGAACAGCGCCACCAGTCTGTCGGTTGGAACGGGCGCTTGTTATGCCGAAAACGGGAACCTGATCAATATCACATCTACGCTGACCAAATCTGGATTATCGCTCGGTTCCAATACCTGGTTTCATTTGTATGTATATCTATCCAGCGGAGCTCCAGCATTTGAAATCTTGACGACCGCGCCAGCGGCTTGGAAGGGGACCGCATTTAGCAAGACCGGCGATACATCGCGCCGCTATGTCGGCAGCGTGAAAACGGACGGATCCGGGAATGTCTATAACTTCGAACACAACCCGATATCCAACCTGATCGTTTACAGAAAGCAGGCTTTAACCGTATCGCCGTTCCGATGTTTAACCAATGGGACGGCGACATCGGCAACGTCTGTCAGCCTGGCAAGCCTCGTCCCAGTGACGGGTAAATCCGCCCTGCTTAGCTGTTTCAATACTGACGTCACCCAGGCAGTTTTTGTCGGCGTGGCAACGTTGACCACATCGGCTTTTTCGTTGGCGATGAACGGAAATCAACGCAACCAGGTGCCGTTCATGCCAATGGATGCCAGTCAGGTCATTTATTACCTATATGGCAGTGCCCCCAGCAGTGGACTGTATATAGAAATTTATGGCTATTCGTTCCTGAGGTAATGGTAGCCGAAATCAAACTCGTTCGAGAGATCTCGACGAGAAAAGATCAAACAAAAGGAGATTGAGATGGCTGATTTTGTTTTCAACATCGCGAAAGGCAGGGTGGTGGAGTATTACAACCGGGTAAAGGGGAATGACCCGGCGAACTCTGCGCTGGTGATCGTGGCGATCGATGCGAACGGTGACACGGACGCGACGATGAAGGACCGGGACGACCTGGCGGCATTGCTGGGCGGGACGGCGAACGAGGTCACGAACACGAACTATGCGCGGAAGGTCTTGACGGATGCGGACCTGGCGGCACTGCCTGCCCCGGACGATACGAACGACCGCTTCGACATCGACCTGCCGGACCTGACATGGAGCGCGGTGGCGGCGGGCACGGCATGGACGGATATCCTGGTGTGCTACGACCCGGACACGACTGGAGGGACGGACTCGGCGATCATCCCGTTGACCTGCCATGACGTCGCCGTGACGCCAGACGGGAGCGACATCATTGCGCAGGTGAACGCGGCGGGATTCTTCCGGGCATCGTAGCAAGGTGCTACGATGGCGCGCCTGTTTACAGCCAAAGCGTTGCAGCAACACGGCTCACTGAACATTTAGTGAGCCGTATTATGGTTTAACATGGCGACAATATCCAACGTCCAGGCTCCAAAATACGGGAGCAATGCCAGTAACTCCGTAACCGTCTCGTGGGATTCGACCCCGACAGCGGGCAACCTGCTGATCGCCCGCGCCATATCTCAGGCGGCAACGGACGGCGGGGCGATTACCGGCTGGACAAGGGTTGCGACCGCGCTGTGTACAGCAACGACGCGGTACGTTTCAATTTTTGTAAAGGTTGCCGGGGCGAGCGAGGGAAACGTCACGGTCACATTTACGTCTGGCACAGTCACAAGAATGGTGATCGAGGAATGGTCTTCAAGCGACGGGTGGGATTCGACGCCACTTGACCGGGCATCAGATGAGGACGCAGGAACGAGCGGAACCAGTAAATCGACCGGCACAACCGGAACGACTACAGTTGCGGACGAGCTGGCTGTTTCAGTTGCCGGTTGGGGTGGTACGGTATCTGATATTAGCTGGAGCAATTCCTTCACGGCTGATTTCGAGCAACCGACAGGCGCGTTGACGTTTGCCGGGGCACATAAGATTTTATCCGCAACCGGTACGGTGGAAACAACCGTCTCGTGGACAACAAACAGGACGTGCGGCGCGGCGGTTGCCGCGTTCAGCTCGGCGGCAATCATCCCGGCAGCGCAGGTCTCCGAAGCGGACAGCGCCCAGCCTATCAGCGCGGCGAAGGCTCGCGGGCTCGGGATCGTCTCTGAAGCAGACACCGCCCAGTCGATCAGCGCGGCAACGCCTGAGTTGGGTCAAGCCATCGAAAGTGATGAGGCTCAGCCTGTTGTTGCGGCGAAGGCTCGTGGAATCGGGATAGCCTCTGAAGCGGACACCGTTCAGCCGATCACATCTGCAAAGGCTTCGGCTCTGGCGCAAGCCATCGAGAGTGA